CGCGGCGCTATCTGGAGAGATTCGCAACCATGCCAATCGCATACAACAACATGGGCATACTCTGCCTACAGGAAGGAAAACGGGACAAGGCGGAAGTATATCTTACCATGGCAGCGGCAGCCGGCATAGAGCAGGCAGACAGGGTGCTGAAAGAGTTGAAAAACAAATAGGAAAGCAAAATGACCGGGAACACCAAAAGTATATTAACCTATAAAACAGGCATACATGAAAACAAACAGCTATTTATGGAGCATGCTGGCAGCAGCAACCTTTACACTGGCCGGATGCGGCAGTGAAGAAAACGGAATAACGGAACCCATGCCGCAGGGAAAGACGGCACAACTCGAACTGCGCCTGACGGGAAGCGGAGTGAGCACCAAGGCAACCGGAAGCGCATTGCCTACACAAAACGAAGAGAATACGGTGAAGCGTTTCACCGTCGCCATCTTCAACAGCGACGAATCGGTGAATGCCATACGGACCGTAACCAATAACACCACTCCGGCAACAACCATCAACTGTACTCCGGCAACGAACTGTACGGGCATCGTGGTAGCCAACGCCCCTACAGACGGTTATTTTTCAGGCGTCCTGAACAAGACCGACTTCCTGAAGAGGACAATTGCACTGGGCGATGCCCAGACCAAGGATTGTCTGCCCATGAGCGGAGACGTAAAAAACGGTGATGGCAACGCCACCTTCACACTGGACGCAGGCATCAACACCGGTATGACAGCCCGGCTGAGCAGGCTCGTTGCAAGAGTGTCCGTAAGCGGCATCAGAACCGAATTTGACCCCAACGGACAGTACTCGGCGGCATCCTACGAACTGAAAAACATCTTTGTGCGGAATGCCGTGAAAGAAGCTGTACCGGGCACGGGAGGATACAGCACCACCAAAATGAGCACACCGGATTATCTGACCGGAAACTACACCGGCTCCAGCGGAACTGTAGCTTATCTGGCAAATTCGGTCACTCCCCCGGTAAGCGTAGGTACCGAGCATAAAACCGACTACTGGTTCTATATACTCCCCAACGAAGAGGCCACCCGTACGGCATTGGTACTGGAAGGAACGTTCAAGAAAAGTGCAAGTGATGCAGGAACCACCATCTATTATCCGATAATCGTCAACAAGAGCCAGACCGGAACAAATATCACCGGAGCTTCGGGCACGGGTACTTCAAACATTGCCCGCAACACGACCTATGCCATCAAGGCAACTATCAAGAATATAGGAACCGATGACCCCACCGGAGAGATAAACCCTACTTCACTCGAACTGACAGTGAGTGTAGCCGACTGGGCACTGAACATCACGCAGGACGTGACATTCGAATAATTACCAAATATTCAAAAGTTCAGAACAACCGCCATGAAGCCTGCCCGCATATTCCTATTCACGATATTGTATGTTAGTCTCACCTTTATGTACACATCATGCGTGCGGGAAGACACCGGAGACTGCATACAATATGTGCTCGATATGCAAGCTGTAGACTCCGAGGGAAACGACCTCACTGCAACAGACGCCTTGCAAAAAGTGGAAGTCTATCTATTCAACGAGAAAGGATTTATAAGGAAAATACCCACAGATATTTCATCTGATCTGATTTTCAGAGATGATAAAAACGAAAGGCTTACCCTCGTGGTATGGGGAAATATAAAGAAAGATACCTTAATTGCTCCCGATATTCCCATAGGCACTACTATCGAAGAAGCACGTTTCCGACTCAGAGAAGATACAGAAGGAAGTCATTTGCCCATTACTGATATTTTCTATTGCAAAAAGGAAGTGAACAATGCAACTACAAGAAGCAGACAGGTAGAATATCTAACACTGGTTATGGAACGTATGTCAGCAAGCCTGAATATACGTACCAATTATCTGACAAAACATTGCCCATATAATGGGAAACCGTATACGCTCATCGTCAGAGGCACAGGAACAGAAGTGAATTTTACAGGAAAGATTACCGGTAAAAGTGCAGGATATAAACCCGTATCATACACAGACAAACAAGGAGATGTATATACACTTCCTTTCCGAATATTTCCTACCGCACAAGAGGAATACATAGAAATAGACATATACCGGGAACATGAAATAATATACACTATAACACAAGACAACAGCTTCAAGAAATTACATGCACCTGCCGGTAAACAAACAGATATCAATATAGACTTTCATTATACTCCTCCTTTGATAACAATGGATGTACTGCCTTGGGAGAATATTCATCAAGATACAGAATTGTAAATGATTAAGTCATCTGAGTAGATTATATAGCAATATGAGCATCTCCACCTCTTTTCGTTTAAAAGTACTTACAGCATTATCACTAACAACTGTTTTGTTGATACAAGCAGTAATATGCACTTCTTGCCAACAAGATGCCTGTATCAAAGATGCAAAAGAAGCATCTGCCATAATATACCTGCATGTAAAAAGTGAACAACAAACAGACGCAACGACACGAGTGGAAGAGAATCTCATCAAGGACTTACATATACTTATATATGACAGCAATGGAAATTTGATTGGACAAAAATATACCACGAACAATACAGTTACAATAAATACCCACAGCGCTACTGATTGTACCATTTATGCTATTGCAAATACAGGAACTCCGGAACTCTTCAACAGCTATGACATTCATTGGGAAAACAATCTGAAAAACAAGACTTACTCTCTCTATGATTGGAACAGTCTGACAAAAAACAATGTATTGCCTATGACAGGAAGCCAAAGCCACATAAATATAGCTACTGGAAACAATTCGCTTCCGGATATAACAGTAAAACGAATAGCTGCAAAAATCACACTAAATGTAAATATAGATCAAGGTTACGGAATCAACATTGACAGTTACCGCATTTATGGCATCCCAAATAAAACGTACTATGTATTACACCCGTTAGACACTGAATCCGAACCAACCGATACACAAACAACCCGGGCAAAAGATGCGGCTATCCCTTCCCAACCGACGGATTGGACAGACAGTGGAAGTATTTCCCCGAACTCCCCTACAAACATAAATACAATATTCTACATGTTCGAAAATCGGGCAGGAATAAATACCACAATAACCCAGCAAAAAGAAAAAATAAAAGCAAACGCACCGGATTCTGCAACCTATGTTGTAATTTACGGCAAAGCCACCGGATATAAATTTCTGTCCTGGGAAATATATCTTGGAGCTACCACTACAACAAATTTCAATATCAAACGAAACTGTAACTATACTTATAATATTACACTTAAACCCACAACTACCGACACACGGGTTACATACAAAAAAAACAGCATTACCTGGGCAGGAAGCAATATTTATTGGGATGGCAGCAAGCTTACATTTGATACTGCTATATCCAATGATTCCGATTTAAAACAAGGTGTACACTTCCGTTGGGGGTCACTAATAGGTATACCATCTTCGGGAAACTCTGCTCCAAGTGCATATTATATTCCGATATATAATCCTGCCTCTCCCCAAAATAGTACTTGGGATTGCAAATCATACGACTTTAACTCTATTTATTGCTTTTACAATGAAGTTTTAAGTAACAGTATTGACCCAAACAATACCTACTTGAATGATAATGCTCTCAATACTGATGAATTTTATCAAGCCTATAAAGGTGATATTTGCCGATATTTAAGCAAGACTGGTGCTGTTACAGGCAGTTGGCGTATGCCTACTTACAAAGAGTTTGGAGATATTGACAAATATACAACAAATGGAAATTGGGGAGACCTTTCTACCAACATTTATGGAACCAGTACTATAAACGGTTACAAAACTTATACTTTCACTGACGGTGTAACTCGTTTTCCTGCCTCCGGTTACTGGCATGCTGCTGACAAAAAACAGTACCGTACCGGTGCAGGAGGTTATTATTGGAGCAGTAGTGCATACAGCGGAAATACATCATCGTATTATTTAGGTTTCGCAGTTGGCTATACTCCACCAGCATCCATAAATGCAAGGAATCACGCATTCACAATACGTTGTGTCCAAGAGTGAAGTATATAACAACCTCTTTTCGAAATAATCTTCAGGTGTTTTTCATCTAATGTACAAAAATAAATAAACAGCATTTTTATTATGGATAAAAAAGATTTCAGACACATATTCCACATCCTACTGCCATTTCCAAAATATTAAGAGTACTCTAAATACCTAAAACAAAAACGTCCGATAAGAATACCTCTTTATTTAAAATCGGAAATCATTAGTGTCCCGTTAAAATGGGACACTAATGATTGATGTTACATCGTCAATTTCCTCGGCCGTTAAGTATCCTGTTAAGTCGATACTTCCACCCCCTCCAGTCTCCCCTGTGGCACTCCATATGCCTTTTGTCTCGCAGCGAAAGATTGGTCCCGGTATCGTATCACCCACTATGGCCCAATCACCTACAATCGGAGATGGTATAGCCGCTTTTAATGCTTCGATAGTAGGATACAGTCCTTTACTCACCCCCTTAATGTTTTTTGCTTCAAACCAGCCGTCCACTCTCACGTTACCTTTCAAGTGGGTTTTCCCTTGAATAATCGCATCACCGCCTATTGCTGTATTGCGGCCAATGGAAACATCACCGTCTATTTGTCTGGATTCATAACTCATATTAATACAGATTTTGCCAATTCGTTCAATGCGGCACTTTTTTCCGTATCGCCGAATGTCGTTAATACTAATGCAGCTATGGTGTATATCACAGCATCATAACATTTCTCGCAGATTTCTATTGAGTCATATATGTCTATTTCCGGATAAGGTAGATATACAGCACGACTCACTTTCGCTTCTGTCGTTTTGCATGAATAAAATTCCATCACTCTTCCTTCCGGCCGTATGGATATAGCGCAAACAGGCCGTTGGCATGTTCCTCTTATGCCTTTAAATCGGGAAGACTGTTTTTTGTATTCAGGATCATCGGTACTTATGGGGTTAAATACCGCACGTTCCCAATCGTTCATTTGAAAAGCTACAAGACGCATGAAATCTTCCGGTAGCAATATCCATCCGCTTTCATGCTCTTTCCAATATATAGCATCACCGAAGTTATGTCCACCATCAAGCAGATAAGGTGATGCAGAGCTGTGTACACGCTTCACCGCTTCCACAATTTTCGATGCAATGATGTCGTCAAGTGCAAGGGTGTCCACATCGCCTATAATCTTCAGCGTATCGCTGTTTGTGTTCTGGTCTAAAGCGATGCGTACATCCTCCTGTATTTTGTTCTTCTGATATACAGCCATAAGTCCTTATCTTTATTCCAAGCCCTCGAACTCAATTCCGTTTGCAGCAGCCTGCTCCATGATTGCCTTGGTCGAGCGCATGGAAGTGCGGCTGATTCCGAAAGTATCTGCAAGGTAATCCTTTGCACTTGCAATGTCGCTTACTTTGACTTTGCGAGATGTCGTATTGTTATCCCCTGCGTCTTTTTGCGGCATTTCGTCCTGTCTGCCAGTTTCGTTGTCAGGTGTGTCTTCACCATTGTGTGTGTCTTCACCACTGTGCGTACCTTCAACATGCAGTTTTTCAGGTGAACCGCTTTTAGACGCCTTGCCGGCTGTTTCTGCTGTCTCGGATTGCCCGTGCGCAGAATGAAGTTTGAACAGTTTGCCAAACTTGTAATGGTTCTCTACAGACTTCTGTATATCCTCATTGTCGGTAGTGAATACGCTACTTCCGTTTGACAATGGAACGAATGCAATATGCAGGTTCTTCTTACTCGGAAGTACCACATTAATACTGATATTAGTATTCGCCTTGTAGGTTTTTGTAATCATATTCTTAAAAGTAAAAAGGGAACGGGACACCTTATCCCATCCCCGGTAATTAATAATTCTTTATGAACTCTTTATTATGCTGCAATTAAATCTTGGGCAGGTGCTTTAGCCAGTCTCATACGTGCATGTGCCTTTGCATAGCGCAGATACAGGCAACTTACCTCTTGAATAACTACCGCATCAGTACGACGGATACCAGCCTTTTGCAAGTCGAGTACGTTACGTGCCCAGGACACATGTGTTTTCTTAGAAAGATATTCCGGGTCCATTGCAAAGCCGCAATCACTCATTCCGTTTACATCGAACAGTTCATGGTGTATGGTCAATACTTCTCCGAAATCAGTATCCCAAGATTTGAATTTCAAGTTCCATACCTCCACGGTATCTTTCAAGCGGAATTTTTCGCTCTTTATCTTGGAGAATGCAGAGAGCATATCACTTCCACAGAATAAAATCTTACGCTTGTTACCGATTCCGGTACCAACAAAAAGGTCTTTGGTAATATCCACAAGGTTTTCATCGGTAATTATGGCGCATTTCTTGTCAGTATCCCATTCGCCCACCTCGATGTCCTTTCCGGCCATCCACCAGATACCACCAGTAAACCAAGTGTTCATGCCGTCCTTTGCAATGTGCTTGATAACCTGCTTCACACCGAACAGATAAGTATTTTCCATTGCGAGGCGCATATCATATACACCGTCTTCTTCAATGTCTGAGAAATTCCAGTTCACTTCTTTGGCGGCAATCTTGTCAAAAGTTGATTGCTCTACCTGAATCATGAAGTTCTGACAATACTGGGTTTCAGGCATAGGGATATTATTGAATCGTCCTGTCTGAACATCCAATTCCCCACATGCTTTTCCCATGCGTACAAGCGTTGTTCCTTGTGGAATTTCCGGAACAAGAATCGGCTGTTTGCTTGAATCATCCATTTTGCCATTTACGGCATACACTGTAGGAAGATTTGTTGAGCTGTCCTTTCCGCACACACAAAGCACGAGGTCCGGAACGTTGCTGTCATCTTCCGTATATTTCGTTCCGTCCGGTTTGGTGATGGCGCTGACACCGACTACCCTAATGGTATCATCCAACGTGAACATATTCAAATCATCTACCGGCAACGACACACTCGCACCGCTGAGCATAGCTTCCAGCTTTTTGTTGGTACTGCATTTGATTTCACGTGTACCCACGCTGTAATACTTCACTTCAAATGAATTGGTGGAACTTGATTTTGCATAACGGCTGATTTGGTCAATTGGGGTAGCCATCGGACGGATTTTCACGATGCGTTTGTCCACATCACTCAAATAGAAATTAGGGTCGCCGGTTTCACGCCCTCCTGTTTCAGTGGAAATACCGTCTGTTCCGCCCGTACCATCCGCACCGGCTGTTGTTTTACCCGCATCAGGCAGGTTCGATGCTTCTGCCATCATAACACCGCTTGATGCACCCGTCACAAACGCCAATATCATCAGCGTAATGCGACAAAAGAAACTCATTGTTTTCTTCATTGCTCTAAATTTTAAAAGTTAAAAATGTAATTGGTTTATATTTATCTGTTTATCGCCTTACGTTTTTCACCGCCACGCTCCCAAATGTTTTGTGTACCATCATAACGCCCGATTGCACCGAGGTCAGGCATCTGCCGTGAACCGCCACTGCCGCCACCGTTTTTACCGGCAAGGTCGGCTGTACCGTCATTTTTGCCTGCTTTGCGTAGCTTTTCTTCAATCTTGCTGTTGCGCCCCTTTACTTCACCCTCGTGTCCGGCAGCTTCCACATCGCTGTCGTGCCTGATTGCTTTTATGGCCATTTCTATGCTTTCACGTGTAAACTTGCCCATGATTCCGTCACGTACAATGCCTACAAGGAAATCCATTGCGCTGTCGATGTCCTCATCCGGCAGTCCTTCTTCCTGCTGCATGGTTTCAAGGGTGGTCAGGGTTTCGTTGATGTTCTTTTGATACTCTCCCTCATACTCTTTCTCTTGGGCAATGCGTTCTGCAAATTCCTTGTTGGCAGCAGCAAGTGCTTCCTGCTTTTCGGGGTCCTCAAGCGCAGCTTTGAAATCATCTCCGAACTTGCGGACCATTCCGACAATAGGGTCTTCTCCCTTGCGCCAGTCAGTAAGGAAAGCGGCACTTTGCGGGTTGCTTGCAAACAGGTCGGACAGCGCTTTTTCACGTTCCCTGTAACCGGACAATTCCTTGTCGTAACCATCGTAATCGTCATTGATTTGACCGAATAACGCTTCATCATCGGCAAATTCCTTGTCCGGATACTTTGCTTTCAATCGCTCCGTGTATCGCTCGCGATTGCTCTTAACTTCCGTATTATTAGGCATAATTCAAAAATTTAATTTATAGTCAGATTCTACAAGACAAAAATAGGCAGGGAAAGCAGGATGTCATGTTTATCTTTTTACGCTCCTATTGGTAACTTTGGTACTATAACGGGAAGAAAAATGAAGCATAAAGGAGCAGTTATGGAATACTCTATGGAGCGTATGAACGACTTGATGAGAGCATACGATGAATACATTTCATCGTGTGATTATATCCGTATGCCTGAAGTGTATAAAGTAATTGTAAACATGCCGTCCCGGAGGTTTTGGGTCAGCGATATTCGTGCAGCATTGGTCGTTTCCGCCATGATGAGGGGTGCGAACGATTTAAGCGGTATGTGGCCGTTGAAGAAAGAAATGTATGAGGAAATTCATACTAGGGTGGTTGCTCTCAAATCAGAACACCCGGAACTTACCATTTCTGAACTGTGTGCTAAAGTAATTGCTCAACCCGCACCGAAATTCTACCTCACGCCGGGTAGTGCGAAGATGATGATATGCAAGGCTAAAAAACGATGGATGCAAGAAAAATTGAGAAGATTACGGCTCTCCTGATTTCTGCCATGATTGTGTGTTTGTCATTTTCAGAAGAATGGGATTGGCAAACTGTCGGCATTTACGCTGGAAGTAATATGCTCGGACGCTTGCTGTACCCGTTCTTCCATGCAAATACCTTTCACGCTTTGCTCAACTCATGGTGCTTGTTGTCGGTGGTTTTCATCTACGACATTGGAATAGGGAGATTGCTGTCAGCCTATATGATTGCTGTTTTTGTTCCGGTTGACACTCTCGGATATTTTATGACAATGGATTCGCCGACGGTGGGATTGTCGGGGATGGTATTTGCCCTGTTCGGCTCAATCTCGTTCGAGGTATTGCGCAAACGATACTATCAGTCATGGATGATATTCTACCTTGCAGCAGGTTTCTTGCTTCCTAACACCAATGCGGTATTGCACCTTTGGTGTTATGTATTGGGACTCATCATGGCTCTGCTAAACAAGCCTGTTAAAATCATGCACCATGAAAGATAAGGCCATCAAGGACATATTGACAGAGAATGAACGCCGCAATGCGATTGTATATGCAAAGTTCAATCCAATTACCGGAGAAGGTTCTGTCGGTAAACGTGTAAAGTGTACCATCAGTGACTTTCCTATACATACCCAGTGGTTACCGGAACGTATCATGAAAGTACCGCTTGTACGCCAACTCATCGAAGCCGGTTCTATTTCCAAATTCCTCACGGACTACATGGGCGTGGAAGACAATCAGGATGATCGCTTGAAGGTCATAGAGCAGTTTGTACGAATACGCAGCCGCGAGGATTTTCCGTTTTGGGCGGCAACATTTGTCTATATCAAGGCCAAAGGCGGTGGTGAGGATGTCCTGTTTCGTCTGACAAGACCTCAACGGCGTTTTGTGGATCGGCTTGAGAAATTGCGTATTGCAGGGAAACCGATACGCATCATCCTGCTTAAAGCACGGCAATGGGGTGGTTCCACCACTTCACAGCTTTATATGGCATGGTTGCAGTTGCTTCACAAAACCGGCTTAAACTCACTTATCATTGCACATCAGGGCGCAGGCTCCGATGAAATCAAGGATATGTTCGACCGGATGATTAAAAGTTATCCTGTCGAAATGCTCTATAAAATTGATGAAGCCTACAATGAGAACGAGCCGAAGATTGTAGGAGTGGGAAAATCGGGAAGTATATCGCGTATTCCGCAGCGTAACTGCAAAATCAAGATTGGTACGGCTGAACGCCCGGATTCGTGTCGTGGCGGTGATTACAATCTTGTACATCTCTCCGAAGTGGGAATATGGAAGGCTACGGAGGGAAAGAAACCGGAAGACATTGTGCGCTCCGCCTGTTCGGGTATTCTCCTCAAACCCTACACCATGATTGTTTATGAAAGCACAGCAAATGGCACCGGGAACTTCTTTCATCGCGAATATACTGCCGCAAAAGAAGGGAAATCCCAGTTCGAGGCAATGTTCGTTTCATGGTTCGACATCGAGCAATATACACTCGCTTTTGATTCGGACAAAGAAAAATGGGATTTTGCAGAATGGCTTTATCAGAATCGGGACAATGAAAATACAGATTCCGAACGTGAGGAATGCGGTAAGTATCTTTGGTCGCTGTGGGAAAAAGGTGCTACGCTCGAAGCTATCCATTGGTACATAGCCGAACGCAGGAAGTACAATGACCATGGGCAGATGGCTGCCGAATTTCCGTCTGATGATGTGGAAGCCTTCGTACATTCGGGAGCACGTGTGTTCGACAAATACAAGGTCGATGCAATGCGTAAGACCTGCAAGAAACCTAAATATGTCGGTGAAGTCTGTGCCGATGCGGATGAGGGCAAGAACGCTTTGCAGAACTTGCGTTTTGTGAAAGACAAACAGGGATTGTTGCATATTTGGGAGTTGCCGGAAACAGATGAAAAGGAAGTTGTTACAAATCGTTACCTCACGATTGTCGATGTGGGTGGACGTTCCAATAAAGCAGACTTTTCTGTTGTTCTTGTGCTTGACCGTCTGTTTATGATTGATGGTGGCAAGCCTGTCGTAGTGGCACAATGGTACGGACATTGCGACATCGACCAGCTTGCGTGGAAAGCGGCACAAATAGCGGCTTTTTATGACAATTCACTCTTGGTGATAGAAAGCAACACCTTGGAAACGCATGACAAGGAGCGGCAGGTAGATGGCGACCAGTCACAGTTCATCCTTAATCAAATCAAAGAGATTTACCCTAATCTCTATGCACGTGGTCAGTCCGAAGAAGCCGTACGCGAGGGATTGCCTACCAAATACGGCTTCCATACCAATGTCTCAACCAAACCGATGATTATATCAACCTTAGTCAAGGTTATTCGTGAGAATTTATACACGGAACGTGACGAACGTTGTC